ATATGATTTGAAGTTTTTAGGATCGACAATTTCTTGCAGAGAATGCTGTTTATTCCAAATAGACTCAAGTTCTTCGTCACCCATTGGCGAGCCATCTGGTTTTGTTACTACTGCTGGTGCAGCAAACTCTGACTTATCATAATTGCGGTAACCTTCAACATTACGTGCTTTCAATTTGAAATCAGCACCTTCCCAAAAATCAAATGGGTTGATTGCTTCTTCATCCTCGAACTGAGGATTCATCATATCATTTAGTTTGTCGAAGATTTTCTTACCAAATTTATATTTGAATACTTTACCTTCGTTTTGTGGATTGGAAGGATCTTTTACGACATAGATGTTTGCATGGAAACCAAGACGACGCTTTTGTTTACGCGCAATATCTTTGTCGGATTCGATACCTGAGTTCCAAAGCTTAGAGTTATGTTCAGAAACTGGATCATCTTGGCCAATAGTGGTCAATGAGTTCTCAATGTACCAGCCACCTGGACCTTGAAAGCCATGATCCCAGACTCGAACAAATGGCATGTCTTCGCCTTGTGGAGCAGGTAGAAAACGAATAACAGCATAACCATTACCGGCTTTATCGACTTCGAGTTTCCAATACTCGTCGTCACCGGATGGACCTGCTGAATTCATATTTTGTAGTTGGGAATTGAGTTTATCAAACTCTTTAGAACGGGCTTGCTTAAGTGCTGCAAAAGATGTTGGCATATTTGTATCTCCTTATATGCGATATGTTGCGATGTATAACGTTATATTAACTTGTTTGTTTAAATTTGTCAACCACTATTTCCTTCATTCTGTTTTTGTCAAATTCTAGGAACGGCGAATAGTCGTTCACTAATTTATTTATACTTGGAAACACTATAGTGTCGGTAATATTTTTAGTCCAATACCGAAAACATTTTGTAAGTTCATTCAATATCACTAGTGTTTCCAAGCAAATCCTACGTTGATTATACAACTGTAGGAGGCGGGGATGTTGCCCACCGTCAACGAGAATATTCGAATCAAAATCCTCGTTGAATTCATTGAGGTCTAATTGAAAGGTGCGTGTTAATGATTGCTTACGCTTTAACCATTCCTCGTAATTCTTATAAGCCTTATCCTCAAGCATGTCACCAATCCACATTCCTGGTTCAACTAACATATTTGCAAGGATAAGATCCTTAGCTTCTGGTTTCTTTGAGAGTTTATAGAAAAAGAATTTATCTTTACGATTCTCAAAGCTCATCACATTCGCTTTTACTTTACCATTATACTTTTTAAAATCATAATTCGAAGTAAAGTGTCGTTTCATGGCAAGGTAATACACGTATATGTCATAAGCATCTCGTGTACTATAGAGTTTTGTCATATTGGAAGTCGCGATGTTTTCTCTAACATATTAAGCTTTTCAGCGTCTTCTCGTACCATAGCTTTTAAGATAGGAGAACGCCGTACGATTTCACCAATGAGTTCTACCTCAAGGTCGTGTTTATCTGCGTAATGGGCAAGAGCATCAAGAAAAGATACATCATCATTTACCCATTTAGCTATTTCTTTTAATATCTGCTCAGCCTTCAAATCTTCCATCAACTTTCTTCGTATTTAATATGTTTAATATGAGAGTTTGCTTTTATACTACCACAAGTTTTACAATAATGTACGTTCACTGAATATTTGTGAGTACCAAACATTACGTATGTAGTTCCACTTGTTATATCCACTTTATCACAACAACCTAATTTTGTCAACTGGAATCTTCCTCTTCACGTGTTTTATATTGCCATTCGTCTGTATGACCTACAGACCACTTAGGCTCAGTTTCAACTGCATAATTTTGTGTACAAACTTTAAAGTCGGGCTTTAATAACTTATCAGGCGTTAGGGAGCTATCTCGCCAGAGAACCCTATTATTAGGCTGAGCAGCGAATTGACCATTGTCGAGTCTAATAACGTTAAATGATTTGTGCTCAGGATCGTGCTCTGAGAAGTTGGTGTTAAGGATGGAAGTATCGCGGTGACAATTGTCGATGGTGAATTCGTATTCACCGGCATGCATACGTCGATCTTTTCCAAAAAATTCACATCGTGACAGGATTGGTTTATGGACAACGGTAATGTCATAATCAAAACAATCCCAAAGCTGTAGAACATCAAGCGGAAGTAATTCGCCATGATCTGTTTTCCAAACAAATGCTGAGATAGGAAGTTTATCATAGAGTGCGCCATAGTCTGTTAAAAGCGTTTCGAAATATAATGCTTTATATTGTACGCTTTTGACACTAATCCAAATGCCTGGCGTGAGTTCTCCCCAATCGGGATGGTCTGGATCTAGATCATAAAGGTATTGTTTTAAAACATAAACGCTAACTGGTGGTAGCGGATGTACTAAAAAGGCCATACTAACTCCAAGTCAATTAAGGTGGGGAGCTAACCGTGGCTCCCCGCGGATGCGTTACGGCATCACCCGATACTAGTATATATTAGAACTTGAAAGTGGCACCGACGACTACGTCTGACATATCTTCTAGCTCAAGGTCATAACCAGTTTCAGCATATACTTCTAGGTTATCCCAGATAGACTTTGAAACTTTAAAGTCTAGTGTTGGCATTTCATCGCCTAGAACAAAATCGTCGTTATAGATTGATAGTTCTGTAGAAGCAGTTAGGTCTAAACCCATTAGGCCATAACCAATTTCTGGTGTGCTTGTAAGTGTCATGTTTTCTGCATCGACGTTATATTCAGCAGTTGTTTCTACACCCCAAGTAATTCCTGTGGCACCGATTTCGTTAGCAGCAACACCGGTTGCAGTGATCATAGCGGCAGCAGCAATAGCAGCAAATTTCATTTTTATTTTCCTCTGTTAAAATTAATAGTACCACTTTTCTGTTGCTAGGTAAGTGGCCAACCCCCTGTGTTATGCCGCTAGGGCGTAACCAGATGGTGCAAAGTTATCGTTTGCATTTGTAAAGTTTGACCGAATAACGTAGGTCAACACGGCAATCTCCACTCAACTAGCTCGTTCGTCGATCCTATTTCAGCCCCATCAAAAACACACTTTATAGTGTTCTTATGGTGGAGCTGTGGGGTACCGCCCCCCAGTCCGATCCGCATTCATTTTGCTTCAACGATTACAAGATAATTTATAAGATGCTTAAGCATAATAACCATATACATTTATAAATTATCTCTTTGTTACATTTTTGTCACGGCCACCTTTACGACGCCCGTAACCAAGTCTTTTCATTATTTTATTTCTTTCTTCATCACTATATCGTGACCAATTAGAAATTTCGTCAATAGTCCGCTTACACCCCATGCATATACGAGTGTCTTTGTCTATCTTACAGACTGATATGCATGGGGTGACGTACATTATTTGTAAAAGATATGCGAATCGATTTGATCAACCATCGCATACTGTACAGCCCAATAAGGTTTTACGTAATCAGCATGATACATAATAGAACCTTTTGTTGGATCAGACTGATTTGTTGCATATTCAATAAGAGCTTCAGCAGCTACCTTTTGAGCTTTTGCCCAAGCACGTTGTTCTACTACATTATTTGCTGGACGATCAGCTTTACCATCATGCGTCCAAGAGAACTGACGAGGTTGCCATACTACATCACAAATAGTGTTTGGATATTTACTATGCTCCATACGATTAAATGTAACCCAAGCTACAGCTTTTTGTCCTTTTTCACTTTGATTACGTGCTTCGAAAAAAATGTTTTGAGTTAGGCAATGACGCTGTTCAGCATCAAACGTTTCAAGAGCGACTTCGACTTTTTGCTTACCATATTGATAAGCGCCTGTCATAACCATTGAAGCCGCTACGGCCGTGTTCATAACAATAGATAAAACCATTTTTCTACTCATTTTAGTTGCCTCAAGTTTTCTTTATAGTACTAATATAAGTATTGTTTCAGTAAATGTCAATAGTTATTTTTCTTTTATTTCAATTATTTCTAAATGTAACAACCATGTCATAGTAAGTGTTGTTGCATTAATTGTAAGCCAAGGCAAACAAAAGATAGCGACATAAGCATATGGAAATGGTAGAAACATAAAGACTGTTATGTTACTTACTGAATTGACAAAGAAAGCTGCAGTTTGTTGCATTAGCAATTCTCTATCGTTAGAGATTAACTCGCTTTCAGTGAGACCAGCCATAGTTTGAAATACTACAAGGTAATAAAATATAAAGCTGAACGATAATTGAATAGCTGCAACAATATAGATTGCTTCAGTATAAGAATAAACTGTGCCAGCTAACAACAATAGCAATAGGGAAATCTTAAGGTACATATCATCTCTTTATGTAAGGGAGGGTGCTAGAGGCTTGTGCCTCTAGCTATTATTTATTCACCAGTTTTTTACGATAGGCAATCTTTCAAAATGATTAAGCTTACCATTTATACGTTTAACTCGAGTTGTGCGTGTAACATATTCATTACCATTTATATCTTCATGGATAATTGAACACTTATTAGCTTTTTTAAATGATAAATTTTTAAAAAAGATTGCACCTTTATTAGACACAAGCGATGGCACTTGTGTCTTTCTTCTTTCAATTTCAGCTAATAATTCTTCGGTAGAATACTGTTTCATAATTTACTCCTTAAGCAGCTTCTGCCATTTCAAGTGCAAGCTCAAGTGCATCAACTTTCATCTTGCGGTT